CCAGATCTTTTTCCCATTCTGCCATACTTGGTATATCAGTTGGGAAGTCAGACGGCTCCGGTGGGAACACGCGATCTGCAAACTTAAGTGCGTAAATATGTTTGCAATAACGTAACTCATCAAGCAACGGACTCCATCTATCCTCCAGGCTTGTGATGGTCTTTTGTGGTATTGAACTAGAGTCAACATTTTCTGTTACCGAAGTGTAGTCGGCAAACGTTGACATGCCTTCTGCTGCAGATCCTTGTGTGCCAAGGTTATCTACACTTCTTGTATACGTGCCACCAAAGTCAGCGTAGAGACCAGGGCTATCTCTCGTTGCATTTAAATTTGTAACACGATCAGTTGTTACCTGGTTTGTCAAATCAAAATTAGGTGGCGCACTAATCTCTAAAGTAAGGTTGATACTTGGATCTGTTTGTGCAGCAGTTTTTAAAATACCATCTCGCTTGGTAAGTTCAAAACGTCCAGGTTTAATTGTTGCAATATTAGTGCGTGGAAATAACTTTCGAGGATTTTCAGAAGAAACATAAAAGTAATCACGTCGCGTAAAGTCTTGGCAAGTGCAGCTATACCTTGCTCCTGAGCTTAAGAACCGTCCAGGTGTAAAGCCAATTGGCGAAGGCGTGACAAAAGCTTCATCTGGAGTAGCCTGCACAGATCCCGACTTTCTGAACTTAAGTACGCCGGTTGTTTCATTAATGTCCAACAACACTGCAGACACATAACCATACCGTGTTTGCGTGTTTGGATTTATTGTGTCAATCTCAATAAGATCACCACCTTGTGTAACGATACGATCTTCGTATACACCTGAGATCAATGGCTTTTGTCCACCAGGGAAATACAACGGTGGAGGAAGAGGATTAGCTGGACTCCAATTGCCAGTCAGTTTGACGTACCAATAGTTTTTATCTTCTGTTACTGATTCAATCGATAATGCGCTTGTTGTAATCGGATCGACATACAAGTCTGTTCGTATCGTTCCCGCATAACGCCAAAGGCACCAATGCATCCCTAGTTCCCGATTAGTTGTAGGAAAACCAATAAAAGCTCCTTCAATGACAACGGGAGGACTTGGGTCAAATACAACGTCTGGTATGTTGTACTCAAACTCGTACGTAAAGTACTGTCCGGCAGCGTAGATTTCGTACCCACGCCGCCAACGTGACCATGCCGACTCCCTATCAATTGTCCAAATAGAACCAGGTACTGATCCCTTGGAGAATTCTCCTTGTATTGGTTTAACTGCTTTGGGATTTATTTGTTCTTTTATCTTGCCAAAATCACCAAAAGAACCAGTACCTTTTGGGTTAAAAGAACTGCCTCTTTTTGACATGTTTAGAAGAAACCACCTTCGGCATATACATGCGCTCCTGGGATGTATCCAGACGCATTAGGACCGTCTGGGAAGACGCCAACGTAAAGACGGTCGCCACGTTCCAGGTAGATGCCACGGTTGCGCAGCGGGGCACCAGAGGAGAGTCCTGAGGCGTTACCAGCGCTTGGGTTAGGTGCTGCAAGTTGTGGCATCACATCGGAGCAATCAACCTGCTGCGTATTGGCAGGAACACGCTTGGCAAACACAACTTTGTAATCACCGCTCGCTGGGATTGGTTGCGTGGTACCACGGGTTTGATAAACGACAAAAGTTACTTCTGGCTGGTAAGGACCGACTGTACCGCCGTAAGAAAAACCGCTTGCATCTGGAGTGGCAACACCAGAATATCGAATGGTTCCCAGGGTACCTGTAATTGCGGTAGCGCCTGTATAGGTGTAATAACCGATGCCACTCTCTGCGGTCGGTGTGTTTAATCCTGTTGCGGTAATATAAACCGTTTGTCCACTAACCAAGCGAACACGTGTGCCCGTAGTAGCTGTTTCTAAAGTGAAGTCAGGGTTGCGATAATAATCATTCCTTACAATTGTAATGGAATCAATGACGCCACCACTATTGTTATCTTCTTGTAAAGCTGCATCCATATCAACCAGAATGGAAGGAGCTTGTCCACCTTGCACAAAGAGTGTGTTGGTGGACGCGCTACCTACAGTCTGAGTCGTGACTCGGACGGAGTCAAAAAGCGGCCTATCAATTAACAGGGGCTGCTTATTTGTATTTGTCGAGGCCAAGGATCTACAGCGCTAATATCCACCATTATACCTGAGTTTCAATAACCAGGTGTAGATAATGGATTGGTTATAACACCTAGATTCTTGCTCATGCCACCTAAAAATTCTGCAAATCGTTGACCTGCATTTTTAGGTTGTGGTGCACTTTGCATAGCTTGCTGCATCAACTTGATACCCATTGCTTCTTCAAGCGTAGGTCCGTATACAGACGGAGCAGCAGCAGTCGTTACTTGCGGCCTATCTTGTGTTTGTCCTGTATCCATACCAACGGAACCAAAAATACCAAGACCTTTATTAAAAAGTTTTGTTTCTAAAGGATCATGGTAATAATTACTTTTACCCGGAATAGGCATGTAATCATTTGGTTGTTTACGTCCGTATGCAGACACACCTTTAAAAGACTGTGCCCCTTTAGAACGCTTGAATTGTTCACCAACTAACGCAGGATCGTTAATGATGTTGCGGATACGATTGTATTCTTCTTGTCCGCCTAGTTTTTGAGCACCAAAAGCTGGGTCCGCTAGCTGTTGCATTGAATAATCAAACACAGCTTCGTACTGTCCTGGGGCCTTGGCAATGTTCCTAACATCAATGCCTCCCCAGTTTCCAGCTAAACGCCGAGCGAGTACATTAGCAGCAACTGCTGCCATGTCTTCACCACGGCCTCCACGGTATCCTTCTAACCCAGAAAGAACCGTAAGAGCGTTTACTTCTTCAGGTTTTAAATTAAAGAGCTGTTGTACGGTTTTTGGTGCCATATATCCTCCTGAATTATTCTCCTACCCAATTTGAATCTGCTTTGAGTCCAGGAATAAAAACAGTCTGTACTGCGGCGACAAGACTGATCTTCGTGGCTAAACGCTTAACAAAATTAGGACAGAGAATCATTGGTTTAAAAGCAACAACACTGGCCCCCGTAGATCAAAGATCTGTGTCCAGTAGGTTGGGCTTACATGCTGAGCAATGCCAAGTAATTATTTGTTTGTTGAGTTAAGAAGGGCTTGAAACTTCTTAAGCATTTCTGGGTCGGTTTGTAGTCCTTGTGCGCCGTACGTTTCCGTTGGAGTAATAGACTGTACCGCAGGAAAACCTTGTGGAGCATTAACACCTGGTGGGGGTGTCAATGTGATTTGTTGTGGCGTTTGATAACCAAAAACTTGCCTAGCTGCCTGGCCTGCATCCTTACCAAGTAAACCTTGTTGGATAGCATCATAACCAACAGCTCCTGGCTGTACTTGTTTTGCAAGAGTGGGATTTGCTGCGGCCCAAATTGCCATGCCTTGGTCACGTACCTTAGCACGTTCATCAGCAATCGCTTGCTTTTGCATGTCAGGGTTAGCTTTCACCATCGCCTCAACCCTGGCACGCTCCCGTTCGTACTCACGGTTTTGTGCAGCATACGGATCAATAGGTGCGAAAGAACCTGCACCGGAAAAGACACCCCCTCCACCTTGTGCTGCTCCTGGAGAACGTGGTGCAGTGTCTTGAATAAAACGACCTTGCGTTCCAGGAGTGTTAAGAGAGTTTAAAGTGGCGCTACTTCCAGTTCCATTCAATAATTGCCAACCGTAATCATCGCCACCCCAATAGACAGGCTTACCGTTTAATACGGCTTGTGTGCCAATGGGACGCTGTTGTTGTTCTGGTTGAACTTTAGATTTATTTGTTACTTGTCCAGGTTTAGGAATAACGCCAAGTCCTTCTAACTGACGTTGTGCATATTGACTTCCTTGTAACAAAGGATCCAAAGCTGCGCCAGAAAAACCGGCCATTGTTGCTCCGGCTGCTGGAGCAAGGCCGGTAATTCCGCCAAAACGACTTGCCGCTCCTGGAAGTGCTTTTAAGAAATTAAAAAAAGACATCAGCGCCACACCTCATGTAAATAAATGCGTGAACCAACAGCAGTGTCGGCAGGACCAGGTAATGCCTGGATAAATTCAGCACCAGAACGTTCGTAACGGTAACGAGCCTGGAACGGATCTTTGTAGTTTGGAACGTAAAGAATCTGTGCAAGTCTATTAGTTTCGTAGAGATAAATCTCGTCCCAAACCTTCAAAGATTCCCTGGCATTGCTGGAGCGAATCGTACGATCCACATCACCAACGATGTTCTCAATACGAGTAGAAGGCGAAGTAGCAACTTCGGTTTTCTTTTCGGCGGTATCGCAACGACCAAGTTGAATAATAACTTTGTCGTAGAAGTATGAATCCGGAATTGTATTCATAGCTTCTTCCAGACGTGCATAATCGCCCGCTGGTACGGTGACCGTGAAGTAGCCGAGATGATATCGGACTCTACTTTTATCGAAGTCGCTGAGATGCACAGCTTATTTCCGTATGTTCTTTATTATACGCTCATTGGATTTTGAAGTATACCAAGACCCCCTACTGATTTCATCATCTGTTCCATGACAGCGCGATGATCTGTTTGTTGTGGAGGATTGAATAATTGTTGCATCATTGTTGTTTGTAGTTGATCTTGCATATACCGTTTTAAGAAATCTTGACGTGATTCGGCTGTATTTGTATCGGCTGGCTGTGTTGTGCCAGGGGTTTGCGTTGCTCCTACCAATACTTCGGTTTCAGCTTCTGGTCGATCAATATTGCCATGACCTACACGAAACACAACTTTTCCACTGGGATCCAACGCTTCGGAGAAATACCCATACCCACCGCCACTGCCACGACGGATCTTACCGCCTGCAACACCTGGTAAATAAATCGATGCATCTTCTACAGCACCTTTATCAAACCTACTCTTACCTTTAAACGGTACGTAGAAATCAAAAGAATCCCAGCCTGGATGTTTACTATGGCTATGTGCTCCAGAAGCACGTTCTAGTAGATCAACCTTTGCAGCAAGATCTGCAGCCGTATCCCACCTTCGTCTAGATACCGCTGGGTTAGAGAATTCAATAGTACGTCCCAATGATCCATATTGATTAGCAACAGCATCCATTGCCTTAACACGCTCAGCAATCGGCAACGATTGCAGCATTTTTAAATCGATATGATAATCCGTACTTCCACCAATTTTCCCACTGGGGCCTGTGTAACCAGATCGAAATACAGGATATGCCATGTTGTTTTATTTATTATTTTACGTGCAAAAAACCCCTGGTTTCCCAGGGGTCAATAGGAGTTGAGTATCAAACCCTAATTAAATCTGCTGACAAAACCGAGTCCCAATCAACACGTTTAATCTGCCTTAACTGTTCAAGATTGTTAAACCTTTCACCCGATAAGGACATTTGAAGATCTTTAATCTCTCGAGCTGTTTTCAATCCAATACCTTTAATATGATCAGCGATCATTTGTGGGGTAGCGCCATTGATGTTAAGGCGAGTATCCGGAGGAAAGGTACGAGGCTCTTCCTGCGCTGCTTTATCTTTTACACGAAGAGTTTTTACTTTCTTCGTTGCTTCTTCATCAGGTGTAAGTTCAGTTTTGTATGCGGTATAAAGGCGACCGTCTTGGTCTTTGACCATGAACCAATCGCCGTTATCCCATTCGCTTACAATCTCAACGCGTGCACCTGTTTTTTTATGCTGATAAAGCATATCTGCAGTAGGCGTAGACATAAGACCAGTTGTTTACTGGTCTTAGTTTAACCTAATCAGCTAACAACACGACCAGTGAGGTACATGTCGATGTCTTCGTAACCAGGGGCGGTATCAGGTTGGATGTAGCACACTTCCACAACCAGATAACCAGTGCGGCTAGCGGCGCTATCAGCAGCAGAAATGTAGAAGCTACCGGAAGTCGTGGTGCTATTAGCAGTTTCTTTTGCGAACACTTTGAAAGTGGTCGAGCTAGTTGCTGCGTAGTAAGCGTTACCAGGAAGAGGACCAAGAACGCCGGAGCTCAGAATGAAAGGATTAGAGCCGTAAGCAGCGGTACCACCAGCAAAGTAAATCTCACCTGCTTGGCTACCAGAGACGGTAGAAGTGAGGTTAGCTTGTGCCACGCCTTCGCCAACACCCGAAGCAGCGGTAGGGGAACCACCATTGCTACGACCAAAGGAGATCACGTTACCGGTTGCGGCATACACACCAGAAGCAATCGTGCCATCCCAACCAGAAGCCACGGAAATCGCAGTGCGATAAACGTAAGCAGGCAAGGTGGAGTTACCAGAAATCACCATGCCGGTGATGTTGGGACGAGTGTCGTCTTGCCGATAAGGCGAAGGAACGATCACATCGGCTGCGGTGATAGCAGCAGTAGCGCCAGTGCCGCCAGAGATGCCGGCAACAGGCACATAACCACGCTGCTGGAAGTAACGATAACCGGGGGTGGCAAGCACAGAAGTAGGGCCTGCGTTGGAACCGGTGTCGGTACCAGAGGCGTTGGGATCGATGTTGCGATACCAGCCGTTAAGAGCATTATTCCAGTTACCTGGATAAATCTTTTTAGCGGTTAAATAAGTCATTTATCTATTCCAGATATGTTTGTTGTTATCAGATGACGCCATCATCTTGGACGAAGCTGAAGGCGGTGGTGATGAAATCGGTGTTAAGGATTTCAAAACCAGCGTAAAGTTGCCAAATCAGAATGATGAAGCGGCTGAAATCATCATTATTGTTAATCAGAACCTGCGCATTCGGGCCGCCGATACCAACGCCAACTGCCTGAGGACCAAAGAAGTAACCTTGTGCAACTTCTTTGGAAGCATAGGTAGAACCACCATCGAAAGAAGCGGTGATGTTCTTGGTTGGGAAGTTGGTGGACTCGAAGAACTTAACGCCTTCAAACTGCACGCCGGTTGGCATCACAGGTTCGCCAGCCAGGAAATAACCTTGACCGGCTTGGGGACCCATGTAGAAGCTGGCGTTGTTAGGCATCATGGGGTTACCCATGTACATGCCTTGGCCAGGATTACCAGCGTAACGTGCGATCTCACGGAAGTCAGGATCACGACGCAGGTGCATCATGAAGACGGGATCGCAAATGCAACGATACAGACCGTCAGAGAAGGTCGGAACGTTACGCTTACGCAGGTCCTTCACAACACTCAGCAGGTCGGTACGCACCTGGAATTGCTGAACGTCGGCGGTATATTCAGTGCTGGTGTAGCTGATGCGACCAGAGGAATCCTTGGTCTTGCCACCAGCAAAGTAGTAGCCACCTTGCGAAGTAGAAGCGGCACCATTGGCTTCAGCTTTAGCGAGTTCATCAAGGAACACGCGGTCACGCCACCGACGATAGTCATCGAGCAGCGTGAGGCTACCGATGGACTGGTGGAACATGTTAAGATTGCCCGAGTCCAAGAGCAGGCGCTGAGCCGTAATCAAGGTCTCACGAGCAATCTTAAAAGTGCTAGGCTGGGTCGGATCGCCCGGATCTGCAGGACCAGTGTATTCCTTCAGCACAACAAGCACCTTCTCTTTGGTGATGTTGCGGCTGTTGGCGGTACCGATGGTTTGATCGGATACACGCTCGCGGCTGTCCTTCGTACCAGGGGTACCCCAGAACTTATAGCGGTCTAACTGGACGGTTTGACCAGGCTGACGAGTGAAGTCATGAACGACCACAGGCTCGACTGCCATTTCCGCGATGTACGCAGGGTGGGGACGATAGAGCTCCGCACCTAAAATCTTTGGAAAGTCATTATCAATAAACACTTTGTTTCATCCTCCGTGTGATCGTCTAGGAAGTGTTTTTATCGGGTAAAAGATTCAGACATTTCCATGTCTTATCTATTAGAAATTTTAGCAGTTAGTAACTTATTAGTTACGTATACTGCAAAGTGGGCGTAGCAGTACGCGCCATCAAGGTGTTGCTAGAACCATAGCGTTCTGGGTCTTCGCCTTGAACAAGATTCATAACACCACCGCCAATTGTGCCGCCTAAAGCACCGGCGCCAAGAACACCAATTCCGGTGCCAAGTGCAAACTCAGCCCTGGGACTGGTAGAACCAGCCTTAACAAGTCTGCTCATGTAACCTGGGCCAAGTGCAGCTCCAACGCCTGCACCTAAAGTCCCAGCGCCAATTGCTTCTGCAATTAAACGACCGGGACTTTTTTCTTGTGCTTGGCCGGTAACAACGTTCCCAAGGGTGGCAAGACCTGCAGCAGCAGCGCCTGCGCCGAGCGTTGACAACATAGGGTTCATTGCTGCATTTGTAAGTGCTGCTTTACCCTTTTGAAGTAACGGATTAAATTTACCGGCTAGCTTCATCGCCTCACTCCATTACAAACAATTTGTTTGCAACAACTTGAGGTTGAGCTTGGTTCAGTAAGCGCCAAGCATTAGCGGGATCGACATCCATTTGTTGCTTGAAGCTGCCCCAAAAGTTTTCAGGACGCTGAGGAGCAGTAGCAGAAGGAGGTGCTGGCAGGTACGCATTCATCGCATCAACAGGTGCGGTGCGATAACCAGGAGTCTCAAGCTCGGTCTCACTTTCGTACACAGGGCACGGACCTTCAGGACCAAAGAACTGCAGGGTGTAATCACTGAGAACGTCAGGGTTCGTCAGGATTTCGTTGTATGCAAGGTTCTCTTGGTGTTCGTTAACTGCAAAATTGGCATAACCAGTTAACAGACCTTGTGCTTGTTGGCCCCAAGCAACAGCACTATCCAGCATACCCTCGAGATTAAGGGCATATTGATTGAGAATTGCTGGTGCTTCCCAGCCGTAGTTATTGATTACGAACCGGCTTTCGTTGCTTAGGTTTAGCCGATCCGCCACTACCTGACTCAGGGACTGGCTGTCGGTTTCCGCGGAGGGTGTCGAATAAGTTTGGGAATAATTGGGCGAGTATGTCTGGTTGGCTTGCGAGGTCTGCGGAACCGATTGATACGTACTTTGGCCGTTCACCTGTCCGTAATTGGCCGGACTGTACGTTGTCGGTGCTGATGGTTGACCCTGGAACGGGGATTGCACTGGGCTGCTCAGAAGGCCCACCACCTTGTTGAACGCCGATTCCCATGGATTGCTCGTCGCCTCCGATTGGGATTGGGATTGGGGGGCGTACTGAGACGGGTTTGATTGGTAATTGGGGGCCGCCTGTGGTACCGCTTGGGGGTAGCTCGTACCCACCTGATACTGGGCCGGTTGTCCCACTGGAGCTGCTGGTGCTGCTTGGTAGCTCGGCACCACGTAGCTGCTCGGAGCCACCGCTGCCGGAACTTGGCTCGTCTGTGGGATCGATTGGACGGTAGCGTCCTGCATAACTCATCTCCTTTTGTAAAGCTTCTAAAGTTCGATACAGATATGGCGTTAAATCCAATCTTGGATCCGCAGCCATCGGAAGATCCGGTGCTTGCGGGTGAGGAGTCTGCATCATGCCCCCCACTAGTTTAGAAAATGCAGCGTATGCACCCTGCAATTCGTTCACCATCCTGAACGGAAAGCCGGATAGCATTTCCGCTCTTTCCTCATCCGTTTTAGATGGGAAAAGATATTTCAGTGCTTCAATGCTATCAACCCCTAACTCTTGAAGGTTTCTTACAACAATTGAGTTGTTAAGAATGTCTTGCGTAGAGTCCTCGTAAACAGGGCCTAGCCAACGCCATAAAACAGTTAAATCACCATCTGGAATTAACCCCACTACATTAGGCGGAATCATCTGTGTTTCGATGCACGCCATCATAATTTGTTTGAGCTTTTGTTCATACATCTGCATGGCTTGCTTGTAAAGCTCTTGTTGTTCCTGTGGCGCACCAGGTTCAAGTGCAACTGGTTTCTCAAGTTTTGCGGCTTGTGCCA